GCGGTTGAGTTATTGATTGAGCCGGCGATGAGCGCGATAGAAACTCTCATCACGGCTTTACTCGAGCCGAGTATGCTGAGTAAGATCATAAACTCAGCCGTGCGCATAGTCTTGACGATTGCCCAAGGCCTCACCAAATCGCTTGATAAGCTGATCCCGGCCGTCGTTTCAGCTATAAATACTATAACTGTTGAACTAACGAGTCACACGGATGAGTTTATCCTGGCGGCGTTGGATCTTATAGTCGCTCTGGCTGGCGGACTCGTCAAAGCCCTGCCGGAGATCGTGAATGTAATCGTTACTCAGGTCATCCCGAAGTTGCTCGAGGCATTTGGCAGGCTCGGCGAGCAGTTACCGGGTAAGGCTTTACAGTGGGGTAAAGATTTGATCAAGAATATCATTTCAGGCATCAAGTCAATGCTTGGCTCGTTAGGATCGTCAGTGTTAAGTGTAGCCGATACAATTGCCAAATATATACACTTCTCGGTGCCTGATGAGGGGCCGCTGGCAGACTTCGATAAGTCGGGCGGTGATATGATAGACGAGTTTATCACATCGATGGATAAAGAACAGCCCGAACTCAAAAAGGCACTCTATCAGACCGCCAACGTTATAAACGGCGGCATGACGGGATCACCTAACTATTCGGGAGCATTAAACGGCATATCTTCACAGTTGGCAGGCATAGCAGGCAGTAAAGGCGGCAATTACGTTATAAACGTTCAAGTCGGACGTAATACCCTGGCAACGGCTGTTATATCTGCGCAGCAGATGGAAAATTATCGAACGGGAGGCACGTAATGATATGTTAGGTAAATACTTAGCGATAGACGATGTGCAATTGCCCAATCCTGTCCCGGGGTCGTTTGAGTATCAGCTCAATCCATCCGAGAACCTTTTCGAGAATGAGGCAGGCGAGCAGATGGCAAATGTCAAAAGGCTCGACCGCCTCAGTTGGGCGGGGTCATTCCAATGTACGAGCGGAGTTAAAGAGACATTACTGCTCAAGTGCAAAAATGCCGAGTGTGTTTGTACATTTCAGGGTATCGCCTACGAGGGGCGCCTGAGGCTCGGAGGGGCAGTATCTTTATATGAGTTATCGGAGTATGTCCCGGGCACTTTGGGCCTTTGGACGGTCCCGTTAGTATTTGAGGAGTTTTAAATGTATCCAATATCGAACGCGTTAAAGGCGCAATTACAAAAGCATACACGCGTCGAACATGTACGCGGGACAATAGGAGATATATCTTTCGGTGATAGCAATATCATATCGATGACTTACTCGAACAGATGCTCAAATACGGATGACGTATCGTTCGGACTTGCTTATATCGGACAGTTGACGGCAACGTTTATCGATGTCGGCATATCCCGCAAGAATTGGAAGGTCGGCAAGAAGATAACACTCGAGTGGGGCGTCGAATATCGCGACGAGGATGATCATATCGTTGTTGAGTGGTTGCCTGTCGGAGAGTTCTATATATCTTCGGCAGAATGGACCGATCAGGGCGTTAACGTCACGGCAAACGATGTTATCAGTAAACTTGATAAGGTATTCGGTAACATTCAAACGAGCTCGAACACGATCGGAGCGCTGGCGGCATTTGCCTGTCAGCAGTGCGGGGTTGAGTTTGCATTAACTGCCGCCGAGGCTGAGCAATTGCCTAACGGCGGCCGCGATCTCGAACTGTATAGCGAGAACGATATAAAGACATGGCGTGATTATATAAGTTGGCTGGCATGCCTTGCGGGCGGATATGTAACCGCTACCCGTGACGGTAAAGTTACGATCAGATCGTTCGCTGATGCCACGGCAGTAGATACCTGGGGCACGGGCGTGCGTATTGCCGGCGGTACTTTTGCCGATTACGATACTGAGTACGACGGTATTATCTATAACATTATGGAATACGATACCGATCAGCCCCTTTACGGAAGTAATCAGCACGGATCGTTTAATATGATCTCGATCGGTGCCAATCCGTTCATGCAGGAAGACCTCGGCCTGTCTTATGCCCGAGTCCTGGCAGACGTTGCCACGGGCATAGAGTTCACGCCTTTTCAAACGTCTTTATTATCTAATCTTTGTTATGATCTCGGCGACGTTGTTAATTGTTACGCGGGACTCGCGGGCAGTGAACAAGTGGCATGTTGTATCATGTCGATAGATTGGAGCCTTAAAGAGTTAACACAGTTTAAGGGGTTCGGTGCTGATCCGGCACTGTCAAAAGGTAAATCGAAGACTGACAAGGCTATGAACGGCCTAAAGAGCCAAATAGCCGACGATAAGATCGAGTTCACAAAATACACGAACAGCTCAGCCATAACGATCGGCAGCACTGAGGTCGAACTTGTAGATGTAAGGTTTGCAATTACAAACCTCAACGACGTCGAAGAGTGGACCGAGATAAAGGCTACGATCGCCGACTGCAAGGAGATAGAGTTTTATTACTATCTCGACGGGCAGTTATATGGCGTTTACGTGCCTGAGATAAGCCGAGACATGTCAAAGTTAAACATCTACGCCGATGGCGAGTGTGCATGCTTTTACTTTGTCGAAGGCGGCGGGCAGAACGTTCAGACGTTTAACTTACATAAGCACCTCGTCGATATCGTCGGAGGCACAAATCACAATTGGCAGGTTACTGCCAAATGTCTCAATGGCAGCGCCTCGATCGCGGTCGGCGATCTGTATTGCGTATTGTGGGCGCAGGGTATGCTCGGCGAGGATAAGTTCGGAGGTTACATACCTGCCGAGGATAACATCCCGTTTGTAGAGTTCAGCCCGCTCGATCTTTTCGGTACTTTGAGCGATAGCGCCACGGTATCGTTCTCGGGTACTCCGGGAGAACAGGCTGACAGAATAACGGCAGACGGTAACAACAGGATCACCGCAAGCGGCGATCAAAGAGTAACAGCGGAGGAGTAAAAACATGTCAAATGTAACGATCGGACAGTTGACGGCAGCGAGTGCCGTGAGCACTTCGGACCTGCTCGAGATAGAGCAGACCGATAACGGTCAGCAGGTAAGCCGCAAGGCGACAGTCTCGCAGATTGCCGCCGCGGGCGTTTATAGAGACGTAACAAATATAACGGTATATTCGACGGATTGGACGATACAATCCCCGGCAGATATGTCGGGATATCCTTATGTTGCTACGATCTCGATAAACGGCGTAACTACTTCGGACATCGCCGAAGTAGTGCCTTCATTGGCGGCGATCGAAGACGGCAAACTTTGCCCGCTTAATCAGACGGTTGCGAACGGCGTAAGGATATACGCATCGCAGGCACCTGCCAGCGATTACGTTATCGACCGCGTAAGTATCAGGGGGGCAAGTATATGATCGGATACACGAAGACAGCCGCCTCAGGCGGCGGCGGAGGTGGAGGCGGTGCCGTTACATTCTCGGCTCAAAAAGTCTTTAACAGTTCAGGCATAGGCGCGTCATCCTGGCAATCTTCTGATGAACAGACTACCATGACCGTAAACGCCGGCACTTATACCGCTGAGGCGGGTGAGTATGTCGAAGTAAACAGTTCGAACACTTTGCGCATGTCTTTCCCGGTCCCGGGATCTTATTATGCTTTTGGTATCAAGTGCAAAGTAGATCAGAACTTTACGCCGGTTAACACAAATAACTGGTATCAGGCCTCGACGTTATTATCCCAAGAACTTGCAAACGAGCAGAAGGATTACGGCATCGTTATAGATAAAAACGGATATTTTGCCCTCGGCTGGGCAAACTCCACGATCACATCGTCAACGATCAGCGCCTTAGACGGGCAAGATCACGAGGTTTTTATGCTCGCGACTCAGACCGAGATTAAGCTGATAGTTGACGGCATTGAGGCGGTATCCGTTACAAAGACAATGAACGGCGGCGAGATGAATACGATGGGCGTCTTTTGGAATAAAGACAACCCTAACACGAGAGTAAACGGCCGCATCTATTGCGTAGGATGTTGGAGTTATACGATCCCGCCGTACTCTTACGATTTGCCTACATTAAATTAAGAGGTGGAAAATGTTACAAGGTAAAGCAACGATCAGATTAAAAGATGCCTCGGGGCGTATTGTTCACGAAGAGAGCCATAAGAACACGATAACCCCGTCGATACTGCGAGCATATGCCGGTAATCTCTCCGGCACTTTGGATTATACAAAACTCGCGCCATTGTTTAATAAGTTTTTAGGAGGGATCTGTTGCTTTAACGGGACAGTCAGCGCCAGCGATGTCTTTTTACCGAAGGCAACAGATGCGACACTGACAGCGCATGCAGGTCAAAGGCAATACGCATCAGCGAGTGCTGATATCAAGCGCGGCAATCCTAATAATAATACGGGCATGTCAGGACCGATATCAAACGGTTATAAATGGACCTGGGAATGGTTGCCTACTCAGGGCAACGGTACAATATCCGATCTCGTATTAACTCATGCAGATACGGGAGACTTTTGGAATGAGTCAAGCCCTAACACGATGGCGGCAGACTTCGAGCCGATCGGCGATGCTAACGTTCATAATTTGCCCTCTACTGATTTTGTTTATGTATTTGATGGCGATTATTCGGACATCCCGCAGATTACGAACATGAAACGCATCCCCGTAGGCTTTTACGAGGATATCGATCACGTGGTATCGATCGAGCCTGATTACACTAACAGCCGTATAAATGTCTATATCTCGAAGTTCACAGGCTCGGGCGTATGGCTTTGGAATGAGATCGGCGAGCCTTATGAGCAGTCGAGTCCTATCCCGTTTAATGTCTCACATACTCAGTGGGGCACCTGGGAGCGATACGGGCGTTTTATGTTCTCGATCGCTTACGATAAGACAAATAAAAAGTTATATGCTTTTACTTTTGGCAGGCCCGGTAATACTTCTTACCTTAACACATGGTCATCAAAAAAAATCTATGCGAGCGAGTTGAACCTGTCAACAGGTACGACTTCGAACTATGAGATCGACGCGACCGATGCGCTGGGCGATAATTACCTGGCTAATTGGGGCGCTTTGCCTGAGGGCGATATTCGACTTATTAAGATAGTCGGAGGTTCTGTTTTCTTTGATATTGTCACAGGCAGCGGCACGTTTACGGGTGACTCGCTGAGGGTTAACTTGTCAGATCATTCGGACATGGAGACGGTCGAGGGATTAGGTTCTGTCGTAGGGCAGAACTCTAACGGCTTTGCCGGTGCTTTCGATCTCGGCAATGACAGGATATTCTACTGCGATAACTTCGCGGCAAAGAACAGCGACGGCGATTATGTAGGATATGAAGTTCACAGGGATGACACAAACGGCTCAGCCTTAGGTGTTACATCTCCAAATATGCGACTTTTTGCCATTGAACAATTCCAAGACTCGCCGATCCAATACATGACAAGACTTAAAAACGGCACATATGAGGATGATAACGCACCGCCTCGGGGGTGCATGCTTAATAAACTATATGCGGCTACTGTATTCCATCTCGAGACGGCTGTAACCAAGACGAACGCGTTAACGATGACGGTCGAATACGAGCTTACGCAGATCGGAGGCGATGAGTCATGAGCGACGGGGCGATTGTTGCGATCATTGCGGGCGTCTTTACCTTGGCGGGCACGATTATAACCGTGCTGGCAGGGACCCGCAAAACTAACGAGAACATCAAGATAAATCAGGCGGTGACAGATACCAAACTCGACGAACTTACTCGAGAAGTGCGAGAGCATAATAACTTTGCGCAGCGCATGCCCGTAGTAGAGGAGCAGATAAAGTCCATAAATCACCGCATCGAAGATCTCGAACACGATCGGAGGTAGTACATGAGCAATAAAACATACGACACACTGAGATTTATAGCGCTGGCAGTCGGGCCTGTTGCCACTTTTATTTCTGCGGTCCTGGCTATATGGCAGGTACCTTATACCGAGCAGATTACGGCAACATTGGCGGCATTATGCACTTTGTTATCGGCATTTGTCGAAATCGCGAGAAGATTATACAACAAATCGCAAGAGCCTGAGGGCCTCGATGATGATGTTGAAGAGGATGGCGAAGAGTCGGAGGGTTAATAAATGCCTAATGATTATTATAGAGAGTTAGATCTTAACGGCGATCGTCGGCCGATTCAAGATTCGGACGCGCAAGAAAAATTATTTTATGCTCAATTCAAATACCCGGCGGTCGCGTATTGTAACGCAATGTTTCGCCCCGAACTGGACGTGAACAATAATTTGTTCTTGATGCCCAATTCGACAGACGTCGGCGTTTTTGATTGGACGTCCGACGCCACCGTGGTAATTATAACGTTCGATCGTTCTATGGATATATATAATAATAAAGGTAATAAATTAGGGTTTACCGACAACAACGAACGTTATATGTACCCGATTTATAAACTACAAAACCAAAGTTCACAGGGTTATATTTACGCGGGCGGGACTTTCTTGTTAACATGGCATCGTACGGGAACATTACCCAGCGGAAAACCCGACGGTTATTTTTTAATCGGTGACATTCAAGACGCGTTCGGGGTCAAATATGACAATACAAATTCAGGATTAACCGCGGACAACGTAAACGATGCGATCGACGAATTGACCGCGGCGGTTGGCCCCGACCCCGACAAAATGGATAAAGTCAACCCGACAGGGTCGGGCGCTTTGTCAATCAATCGCGCGGCAAATAGTACAGTTGGTAATAATTCCGTAGCCGTTGGCGATGCTTGCGAGGCCAGCGGGGCCGCATCGTTTGCGGAGGGGAATAGCACGGAGGCAAGCGGGGATTATTCGCACGCGGAGGGCGGCGGCACACAGGCCGCGGGAAATTACTCACATGCGGAGGGCGCGGACAGTTCAGTTTTTACGGGTGCATTATGCGCGCATGTCGAGGGTTATATCAATACGACAAGCGGTTCATGTTCTCATGTTGAGGGTTATAGCAATCACTGTTCAACAGATTATCAACATGTATTTGGTAAAAATAGCATTGAGGACGTCAATCATGACTATGTCGAAGTTGTCGGGAACGGAACATCGAGCAACGCCCGGAGCAATGCCCGCGTGTTAAAGTGGAACGGCGACGAAACAATCGCGGGCGATTTCTTTTTCAATGGCAACAATACAAGTTTGTCGAATCAGTTATCAGCAAAGCAAGACAAGTTGACCGCGGGGTCGAATATCAGCATATCGAGCGGAGTGATAAGCGCGACGTTCGACTTTAATGAGGATATAAGCGGGCAGGTATCTGTCCCTTATAATACTTGGACTAAATTAAAAGAGATAACGCTATCAAAGGGCCTTTATATAATCCACGTTAGCGCCGTATGGCAGGGCAACGCAAACGGTACACGACAATTATGCTTTTCTAACTCCTCAACACCTGGCGAGGGTGGGCGTTGGAATACTATAAAGATCCCGGCGGGAACGTCGGCGCAGGTAACTCCGCATATGACAATACCTATTACGGTCACGGCGAACTCAGAGACGTGGTATTTACATGGATATCAAAATGCAGGATCAGGGACGTCATTAACTGCCTACGGCGGTATTCAGACTATAAAACTCACATAATCGGAGGTAACAACATGGATAAAAAGACAGCGATCGCGGATCTCGTAAAGTTCGCAGAGAGTCAGATCGGTTACAAGGAAAAGAAGAGCAAGAAGGATCTCGACAGTAAGACCGCCAACGCAGGCAGCGCAAACTATACAAAATATGCTCAGTTCTTTGATGATCTTCGAAAAAAGGGCATTGATGTATATAACGGGGCAAAGAACCCGACGACAGGCGGCTGGTGCGACGTGTTCGTGGATTATTGCTTTGTTCAGATCTTCACACTCGACAAGGGCCTTAAGATGCTCTATCAGCCGACAAGAAACTCATGCGGCGCGGGTTGCAAGTTCTCGGCGGGATATTTCCGCGATAAAAAGGCTATGTATTTAAAGCCCGAAGTCGGAGACGTTGTTTATTTTGGCGCCGTCGGAAAAGAGACTCACACGGGCATCGTTGTAAAGGTTAACGATAAGAGTTTTGTATCTGTCGAAGGCAATAAGAATAACGAAGTTAAAAAGGTAACTCATAACTTCAGCTCAGGATCGTATCAGTTTGGGCGGCCGAATTGGGCGCTGGCAGTAAAAGACGAGACGCCTGCCACAAAGCCTGCGACACCGGCAAAGCCTAAAGAACCCGAAAAGCCTGCCAAGAAGGTTATATCGGCCGAAGTTATGCCCGAGAAGTATAACAAGGCATATGCAAAAGAGTGGACGGTTAACACTAAAACGGACCCGCTCGCACTTCGGAAGGGTCCCGGTAAGGGGTTCGGCAAACTTGCCAGGATGCCCAAAGGCTCAAAAGTTACCTCCGAAGGTAAATATACAGGATCGTGGTTATTTGTATCCTATGAGACGGCAGGCATCATATATCGAGGTTACTGCTGGCTTAGTTATCTTAAATAAGCGGCTGCCGGGGTTCAGTTTCCATAAATTTCAACTCCTGTGAGATAATACACAAATCTATCCGCTTTTCCCCCATGCCCGTCGCCCCGGCCGACGGGCTTTTTTTTATTGCAATTTTCTCAAAAGGTACAATCTGAGGGACAAGATGCCATTATTCAGCCATTTGTTGGGTATCTCGAAACGTAGTAAATTCGGGAGGTTGCCATTAAATGGCTTTTTATTCGCACGGGTTCGAACCCCGTATGCTCCACCATTCAAGAAAACGGCGGGATGTCCCGCCGTTATTTTGTTTTGAGGCTTAGCCATTAAATCAGCCAGGTACAAGGCAGGGACAAGCCATTTTTTACCTATACCATTAAAGGGACTTATCTCTTGAAGATATAAACCGTTAAGACCCGAATGCCTGCTCGATATATTCCAAGGTTTGACGGTCATCTTCTGCCATATGATGCATATATATGCCCGTATCCATCTGAGCGCTATGCCCGACTATCGCCTTAAGTAAGGACTCGGGCATCGTGTTCTTTACCATGGATACAAAAGTATGCCTCAGGCAGTAAGGTGATCCCGGCAATCCCCGATCGGCGGCAAATATGCGCCACTCTTTCGAGGCTGTTTGCGGATAGCATCGACCGCCTGACTTACCGCAGAAGATCCACGGAGTATTTAAATATCCATTTCTGGCTATTGTATCCGTTATGAGTTTCCTGGCATAAGGGTGGAGCGGTATCGTGCGCCTTGCGTTCTTATTCTTGCCCGGTGTGATCTTACCGCGGGCATTTACTGACCTCCGAACGGTTATGTTTAATCCGTCGAAGTCATCGACTTGTAAACCGTAAACCTCACCGGGGCGCATTCCTGTCAGCAGCATAAGGCACCACGCAGGCCAATACCAACAATCGGAGGGTGTTAGCAAGATCTTCACCTGCTCAGTTGTTAATATCTCTTTGCCGATCGTAGGATGCCCGACAGGCACGAAGAGAGCCCCGCGGGGCATATCCGTGTATTCGTTTTCATAGGCATATTTGATAAAGAGGTTAATCTGCGATCGGAGGTTAGATAGATACTTCTTTGATAAAGTGCCCTCGCCGCTCTTAGGAGTTGCCAGGTTGATGCATTCCTGCCAATCTCGCAGTTTTATGTCTCTTATCCTCTTCTTACCTATCCGAGGGATAACATATAAACGGGTTAAAGACTCGGCTTGCGTATAAGGCACTGAGTCAGCGCCCAGGCGGGCGGCGATGGATGCCAGCCACTCGGCGCGGATCTCGTTAACGGTTGCGTTACGGGTCCCGTGGTTTGTAAACTCTCTCGATGCCGCGAGCACGGCCCTTTTGCCGCGATTGCCCGGTTCTCTTGATGTGAATTTGTGAGTGGTACCGTTTACGGTTATTCGGAGGGTCCACCGTTTCTCGTTATCATTCCATATCGGCGTCGCCATCTTCATCACCTCCGACAATAACCGAGATTATACTTAATATTTGATTGAGTTGCTTTTCGCTGGCTTTGTTTAATAGATCGGCGATCTTATGCATAAGATCATCCCTGCGCTCATCAACAGAACGGCGCTCGAATATAATCGCAGAACCTCCGACGTTGATAATATAATCGATGTCGCCCTTTAGATAATTAAAGTCGATGTCGAGAGCCTTGCATAAGAGCTTGATCTTCGAGGTCGGGATGTCCTGTTTTCCCTTCTCGATCTTGTAGATCGTAGTATTGTCAGAATATCCGCACAGGGCAGCGAGTTCGCCCTGAGTCAGGCCTTTAACTAACCTTGCCCGCCTAATGCGTTCGCCTGTTATTTTTAATATTTGCTTTTTGGTATTATCCATATATAACCACCTTGCCCTTTTTTTGGCTATTGTAAGTCATTTGTAATATAAATGCAAATAAAACCTTGCAAAAAGTATTGACAATTTAGCCATAAAAAGGCTAATATTTAGTTGAGGAGGTGAGACGATGGCAAACACACCGATCCCAATGGTAAGGCCTGAGGTAAAAACTGATGCGATCATCGAGCGAGTAAAGCAAGAGGGCATCAAACTGCGATATATCGCTAATACATTAGGCATCCAAGAGTCTACGCTGTGGCGTAAGTTGAGAAATGAGACCGAGTTCAAACTTTCCGAGATCGTAAAAATTTCTCTCATTTTAGGATTAACAGACGCAGAACGGGATTATTTATTTTCTCTAAATGGCTAATTTAGCCGTAAAACAAGGGCAAGGAGGTATTTATTCCATGAAAACAAGAAAAACAGGCGGTAAATATGACTGTTTTCGGAGGGCATTTAAGACCGTTGACGATATGGCCTTTTATATCGACCGATCAGATGCATATTGCCAGGCACGTCTGACAGGCGGCAAAGACTTCACTCGGCGAGAGACTAATCTGCTCGTCGCGGCTATGCAGTTCTACGATCATACCGGCATATATCCGGCTTACTATTGGAGAGCATTGGCAGAGGAGCCGATCAGCGGGTGGCCATTCAATTATGAGATCTTTGTATTGTTCTTTGCTCGGCATGTATTTGCCGGCTCCGATGATATGCAGACAATTACAATCCCGGCAGTAAAAGACATGAAGAGAGTAGTGGAGGTGTTACATGGCTAATAATATCGAAGAGTTTAAGGGTGCATATCACGATATCGACCTGTTGAGGGGTTACGTGCTTAATAAGGATCTGATCCCGGACGAGATGCTCAACGCATTAACAAGAGTTTTGGATGGTTACGAGGCTCACATCGATGAGAAGATGAGCGGATCGACTGATCTGTTCAGAAAGTTCTAAGAAAGGACGGGCAAGGTATGTATAAATTTGACAAGAATAAACTTTATCTCACAAGAGAAATCGCGAAGGTGTTGATGAGAGAATACCCGACATATTACAAGAATATCGAGTCATGCCAGGGATGCCTGAGCCGCATTATAAGGCTCAATAATATCGAGAGTGTAAACAAGACAAAAGCCTGCCGCAGGTTCTCGGGCATTGATGCACAAAAGATTTATAATATCGCACTTGAAACGATTGTAAATTACAGTGCAAAAGATAATCTTCTCGAGACAGGGCAGGCCACGGTCTTCGATTTAAATCACAGCTTTACAGATGTTCATCGCTGCTCTGTTACCGATAAAAGCCCCTTGTTTATATATGTGCTTACTGACGGGAGCGAGTACGGTACGACTGAGCAGGTTGGTGGATGGATCTATCTTAATCCGGCAATGATCTCATCAATTGAAGACACGGGCAACAATGGGCACGTTATTGTCAGAATGAACAACGGCGATGTTTTTGGTGTTTTTCAAGGTGAATTTTGGGCCGCTATGGATGAATATGTTGGAGGTATATCATGACTATCAGCGAGCAGTGTGCAAAGATACTCGAATACATGAAGAGATACGGCGAGATCAGCCAGCGCGAGGCGTATAAGTTAGGCATCTATCGCCTGTCGGCTCGTATCTTCGACCTTAAGCAGTACGGTTATAAGATCAATACACGCACGGCAGAGGTTACCAATGCCGACGGATCTACAAGCCGAGTAGGCTTTTATAGACTGTCGGAGGTTGAGGCAAAGCATAACAACATAGTCGAGGCCTTCGAGCGATTAAAGGCCGCTCCAATCGAGCGGGCACCGATATCCGGCAAAGACGGCTATAAGATCAGCATGCGCGATTATCAGATACTCAGCTCAGTAATGCATTACTGGGCAGGCGGTATGCGGATGTCTCAGGATTATGTTTATCTTTTTGACGATCATCAATTTCGAGAATACTACCTCGAGAAGATCGCCGAGGGCATTCGGAGGTTAGCAGCATGACGTTAAACATGACGGCGGTCATAATAACGGCGATCATATGCGCAACGCTGGTTATCTTGTATTGGATCGGCAACGGTAAAAAGAAGGGTTGAGGCATGTCAGGCGTTTATCGATTGGTTTATCGCGACATATATAAGCACGTTGGCACTGATGCGGCCGTTCTTTTGGCTGAGTTAGTTGCTTATGAGGACTTTTGCATTAAGAAGGGCCTCGTATCTTCGGAGGGTTATTTTGTCATGACCGGCTCACAGATCGAAGAGTTTACCGGGTTCGACAGATATAAGCAGGACAGGCTTATAAAAACCCTCGAAAAAGGTGGTTATATTTCAAAACTTAACGATAACGGTCGGGGCAGATCGTTCAAGATCTTAGCACGGGATCACGTGCCGAACCTGTGCGAATTTGCACAGGGTAACCCGTGCGAAAATGCACAGGGTACCCGTGCGAATTTGCCCGGGGTTATGTGCGAAAATGCACAGGGTACCCTGTGCAAAAATTCACAGGGTCTTTATATAGTGAATACTACTGTGAATAAAGATGTGATTAGTTGTTGTGAAAAAGAAGAACAACAACAGGATATAAACGATCAGATTTATGACTTTTTCAAATCGAAGATCAAAGACGAAGAGAAAGCCCTGGCAGAGGCGGCGGCGTTTATCAGTTACAACCGGGAGAACTACGGAGCGGATCATCTGACGGTTAAGAATTACAAGAGACACGCAGAGGAGTGGATTAAGAACATGGGCAAAGGTAAGAAGAGACCGAAGAGCGAGCGAGGCGCCAGGACGGCGGCAGAGGTTGCCGAGGCTCAGGGCATAACTGTCGAGGAGTTGTTTATCAATCCGATGCCCGTTAAGCCTCTCGGCGCATTAAAGAAGGCAATAGTTGAGGATTATGACGGAGGCATCGATGACATAATCCTCGAGATAGTCGGAGGTGCTGACTGATGGCTGACTACTTAAGTAATAAGGGCAAACTACTTAAGTATATCGGGGACGATTATATTCTGGGCGAGATCAGCCGAGAAGATGCATATTATTGGCGAGTTCATCCTGTTATCAGAAACGAGAGCAGAAAAAAAGAGGACCGAGTTATTGATTATCATCGGGTTGTATGTTTTCCAAAATGGTCCACGGAAATCGTAAAAGAGGAGGGCATAACATGAACGGACAGATGACGATCTTCGACACGAATGAGAAGACAAGGCCCTGCGATTATCGATTTAAGAGATATATCGGGCAGATGGTAAGAGTACACGGCGGCAAGGTTGGCAGGATAACAGGCATCGATAAGTATTACACATACGTAAAGATCGAGCCGGGCAAGACAGTAATCGGGACCCCGCACGATATGATCCCGATCGAGGAGGTAAAGGCATGAGCTTACCAATAATTGAATTTAAGACGATCCTGGGCAAAGACTCGGCTATCGAGTTCGGTAAAGAAGTAGAAGAGCCGGAGATCATAAACACATATATCGAAGATAAGCCTGTCAGATACGACAAGGTTATGAGACAGGCCTATTACATCATGATACAGAACCGAGGGAAAAAGGGCAGCAGTTGGAAGTTATACATGACTCGCGAACAGCTCGAAGAGATAACGGCAGGCCTTAATCACATGTTACTGAATTGGTAGGAGGTTCATATGTTAGCAAAGAAGTGCGACAGATGCGGCAGATATTTCGATCATTATGGAAATAATGAGGACACGGTAAGCCCTAACGGTATTTATTTCGCTTATTTTGATCGAGAGGAGAAAATAAGCGAGGCATACGTTATCAATAAAAAGCCGCGAAAATATAGTCTGTGCCCCGAATGCATGAGCGGATTAGAGGATTATATTTTTGGTTCGGAGGTTAAAGCATGAAACTTTTGCAACATATCGAGATCCCGGGCACGCCTTCGACAGTGACCGCACAGCAGAAGGGCGTCAAAGCAGTAAACGGTCATGTTGAGCATTACACAAAGGACAATGTCGCCAAGGCAAAGCGCGAACTTATGGCTCAGTTGATGAAATACAAGCCCTCAGAGCCGTACACAGGCCCGTTATGCGTTCGAGTAATATGGAGGTTCTCACGTGACAGCTGGCAGAATAAAGCACAAAAGCGCTCGTTTAGGATCACAAAGCCCGATCTCGATAATCTCATAAAAGGCTGCGCTGATGTCATGACCTCGCTCCACTTTTGGGAGGATGATAATTGTATCTCGATCTATCAGTTATCCAAGATATGGAATAAAGACGGCGGGCTGTTGATAGATATCTACGAGTTAACACCTGAGGATTATGACATCGTAGAGGGTCATTTTAAGGAAATCGGAGGTTGATTACATGAACGCGATCAAGAAGATCATCGAGAAATTATATTATAAAGCATTCCCGGAGCGAGTTAATGAGCATTATCTTATTATGAACCCTCCGAAGGTTGAGGCGTATAAGATGCATATCAGCAAATTGTACGTTGATAGGATGGTTAGCAAAGCATTCTATGATACTGATCCTCAGGGCACGATTGACTTTATAGTCGAAAATTCACTATCTGATGCGATGGCGCGAAAACTCAAACCGCTCGCAGAGGTAAAGATTGACGAGAATTACGAACCCGATACTGTAAAGATTAGGATTATTCTGAGAGTTTCCTACGATCGGAGGTTAACATGATAGATCAGAAAGAGCAGGCGGCGATCGCGAAGGCTTACCTCGATCGTAACAAAGACGATAGGCTTTATTTGCAGAGCCTTTACAGACTGCGCGAGTCTTTTCCTTTTGCCAACATTACAAAGTACGAGAACGATGGAGGCGCAAGGAATGAACCCCGGGAGAATGTAACAGAGTCGAAGTATCTCGAATATAGCGAAATAGAGCGCAAGATCGAGGAGCTTGAAAAGAAAAGGAAGATCATCGTCGAGGAGACTGTCGAACTTATAAGCGAGTTGACAGATGACAATCAAAAGAGTGTTTTATCTGCCAGGTATCTCGAGATGCTGTGCTGGGATGATGTCGCTAAAAAACTGAGATATTCACGGCAGCAGGTAACAAGGATACACGGCAGGGCATTGTTGGAGTTTTACAAGATATTAAGAAAGGCGGGCAAAGATGAGTAAATTCGAGACTTGTGTAATCGTACTGATGGCGATGTTAGTATTATGCGATCTGTTTAGACTTTTCTATCTGATGACGTTAGTCGAAGATCAGAAGAAGGAAAAGAACAAGATCCCTCCGAAGTTTCATATAAAGATAGATCACGAGGAGGTTTTTACACCGTTCGAGGAGGAGCATGATGAAAGATGAATTTATAAGTAAAAGGGTCATTTGGGAGTGCATTGAAGGGTGGATAAATACCGAGAAATATTATAGTGGAAGAAACCCCAAAAGCATCCCGCTGTCGGAGCTCGAGGCGATTATTGTGGATTGTCCTGTTGTTGGTGAAGATTGCGCATACTTAAAAAACAAGCGGATGACAAGCGAAAGAATAAACGGTCAGATGGATGTTTTGAAAGCGGTAGAAAAGGCGATTTTGCCGTATAAGGAGGCAGACAATGAACAATAACCTCGATATCGTTTACGTACTAAAGAAGGACATCGAGCCGGAAGAGTTACGTTATTCCCTCCGATCAGTCGAGAAGTATTTCCCGCATCGATTTATATGGTTTGTCGGAGGTTGCCCGACAGGCATAAAGCCCGATCGCTGGCTAAAGCATGAGCAGACCGGCGGCACGAAGTGGGAGCGGGTTAAAAGTTCATTGATAGAGATATGTAAACAGCCTGAGCTGTCGGAGGACTTTTATCTGTTTAACGATGACTTCTTTATCCTCAAACCTCCGACGGGCGAGTTTATCAATATGACAGACGGCACTATCGAGCGCAGGATCACCGAGATAGTTACCAGGTCGGGCAGTTCAGGATACACGCGCCAGCTTAAAGATCTAAAGGTGCATTTATCTTATAGAGGTTACGACACGATCTCGTTTGCCGTGCACATGCCCTTTTTAGTAAACAAGACGAACCTGTTAACACTTCTCAAATCAAGAGATCAGCATCAGATGTTCAGGGGCTTATATGGCAACGTTTACAAGGTGCCTTATATCTACCATAAAGATTGCAAGATCTACGACAAGGAAAACATACCGGGCAAAGATTGGGATTATCTGAGTACGACTGAGGTATCTTTTCAATTTGGCAAAGTAGGCGAGTGGATACGAGAAACATTTAAAGAGCCGTCACGGTTTGAGATCTTCGGAGGTTAATATCATGAGACTGATTGATGCTGATAGGCTTTTACAAGCCTTAGATGATCGTGATGATTGGCTCCAACAAATAAGCCTTGAACAGCTTGCTCAAACAAATATTTACAGTTTGGTTAATTCACAACCAACAGTAAAGGCTTTAGAAGAAAGACCGCAAGGCAAGTGGAACGAAATTCAAGCGGGGTTATTTATTTGCCCTTTTTGTGGTGCAACCCCTCACAAGCAATACAAGAACTTTTGTCCCAAGTGTGGCGCAAAGATGGATCTTTGCAATAGTGAGGAGTCATAGACATGGATCAGATCAGCATGTTCGAACTGTTGGAGAGAGAAGAGCCAGACTTTACCGGCATGACCGAGGCCGAGATCGTTAACTATATAGGTGAGGCGTGCGGGTTAGATTTCAAGCCGAGGCCGATCGGAGGTTATATGTGCAAAGTCAAATATATAGAATTTCACATACAGATGAGCACATACATGTGCACCGATCGCGAAGGTCTGCCGTTTATCGGCTGCGATTATTGGAATAGAAACAACCACGGCGGCGCGGGAGTACCGTGCGACAGTCTCGGCGAGGCGATAGAGTTCTTTAATCATTATCAAAGGATGAGGTATTAACATGGCGCATAAGATCGGAAATAATCCAAAATGCATAGATTGCAAATATTATCAAGAGCATGAGGGCGATACCAATAAAGGGAAATGCACAGCAGGCAAGAAGATCCTGCCGGTGAATTGGTGCGACAGTTGCCTCGATTGGATAGATAAAGATACGGGGCTGACTCACTTCGAGGTATTATGCCGAGTGCCTGAGCCTAAGCGCTCGGAGGCTGATATCGAATACCTCAGCAGGTTTATAACTTGGCGGCCTCGCGAAGAGTGGCACAGATAAAACAGTCGGAGGATTAAAAAAATGAGATTTGAGAAGTATGAGAAAGATTTAAAACCTTGCCCGTTCTGCGGATATGATAAGCCTGTAATAGTGCAGCATCCTGACGGCGGGTTTTATGTGCACTGCCCGAGATGGGCATGCCCTCAAGTGTTTGCGATTGTATGCCCAACGATCGAGCAGGCAGTAAACGCATGGAATGAAATCAAACGGGATATTTAATATATTACTTATATATATAGGAGGTTAAGGATGGGGAGTTTAGAGGTCGGCAAGCCTGAGGCGGTAAAGTGGATAAGAGAACATATAAAGAAGGGCGCCACGTGTTTAGATGTCGGCGCCTGCGGTGGCAGATGGTGGCGATTGGTAGGCGATCATCTTGTCATGGATGCAGTCGAGATCTTCGAACCGTATATCAAGACGGGCAAGTTGCATCGGAAATATAGAAACGTTTATCAGGTAGATATAAGAGGCTTTGAATATGAGCATTATGACTTTATCATCTTCGGCGATGTATTGGAGCATATGACGGTCGAAGAGGCTCAGCAGGTGATCGAGTATGCCCGTGCCAGGTGTGACAATATGCTGATCGCGGTGCCGTTCAAGTGGGAGCAGGGTGCCATCCATGGCAATCCTTACGAGGTCCATGTTCAGAATGATCTCACGCCTGAGCTCTTCGCAGAACGTTATCCCGGCTTTGAACCGATCTTTATAACTGACTTATATGCCTATTACGTGAAGGAGGGCACTAAATGACTTTTGAGCAGAATGTTAACGCGATATTAAATTGTAACTTTGCGGGGTTCACTGATGAGATTATAGACTGTGCAACGACTCGAATATGTGAATTAAACGCCGAAGAGATCGCACGGCTTAAGGCAGAGAACAACCGCCTGACCTCCGAACTCGAACATATCTATGAGTTATATAACACACTACTGGCAGATAAAAAGGCGCCGGGTGTTTTGTTTATATGCGATAAGCAAAAGGATTGTAACAAGTCTCCGACATGCTCATGTTCGTGGGGTTTGAAGGGCTGTTCTCATACGTTTGACGTAACAAGAGCCCTAAACTTTAAAAAGGATATTAATGGCAATTACGTGGAGGCATCCGGGGACTGCCCGTTTGGAGATTGTAAAGAAACATGCTCCGATTATCGCATTAACAGGTGCGATCTGTGCAAGTTTGAAGATAAAGGCGCGGAAAAATAAATATAAAAGGATAAGATGGAAATTTCTCTAACACCGGGACCTGACGCGCCCAGGTCCTTCTTTTATTCCCTTTTTATAACTAAAACTTGTTACATGATGTTACAGAA